TTCTGCCTCTGTTGTCGCACTTGCTTCACCTAGTTTTTCCGCAGCCGTATATGCCTGTGTTTGTAGCGGGGTAAACTGGGCAATCCGCTCGCCTTGGTAGGGCAAAAATTCTTGACTGGTTAGTGCGCGAGTCCGCCCGTACAGATCAGCGATGTAGGGCATCGCATACGGAGCAAGCCCTGCTTGGGTAGACTGTGTAGTGGTAGTCGTTGTATCAGCCATTTTATATACCTGTATTTAAGCAGGAAGATGCTTGCGAGCTTGGGCATCGACAGCTACTTTGCCTTTACCAATACTCTTACGACGGCTCTTCTGAATGCGATCCATCATGGCGTAAAGCTGCCGAGCGCCAGCTTCTGTGGAGCCATTACCAAGTTCAGAAACAATCCGTGCGGGAATAACGAACTCGCCATCAGCAAGCCTTGCAGGTTGTTTAGCCCCGATCCTTGCCGGAATGGAATCTGAGACGCCGTCACCGGGACCACGCAGTAGTCTACCGCCATCAGAGTAGCCACCAAGATCTCCGACGCCGCCACCCATCGCCATATTAAGCGCCATGAGACCGCCGTTCGCTCCCCGAAGCGCTCTAATCTGCGCAACATACGGATCATCAGCCGCAGCAGTGCTTACATAATTTTGTACCGCTGTATCAAACACACTTCGGAAATCATCTGGGGCAATCCGACCTGACTCGATTTCGCTTTTCCAATAGTTAAATCCATCTTGGTCAATTTGCGATGTTGCCCCACCAAATCCTGTACGGCCAATAGATGCATACGCATCTTGAATCATTTGATCAGTGGAAGGAGTTTCTTGCGTGGTTGTTACTGTATTTTCTGCGGGAACATTTGTATCAGAAGCTTTGGATTGCAGATAAGTCCAATTTGTATCCGTTTGAGTTCCATAAATTTGATCTGCTGCGGCTCTAATCTCTGCATCAGAATAACCAGCATTAAGAAGACGGTTATATTCACTAATAGCATCAGCTTCTGTTGCAATAGCCGTCGATAACGGGACTGCTGTTGCAATTTGTTCCGATATAGCGGTGGGGTCGGCATCCAGTACCGTCGCCGCTGAGTTAGAAAATTCTTGCCTTACCCGTTCAAGTGCCTGCTGTTCCGGTACTCCGGCGGTAGTCATGCGATCTATTTCTTGGAGCCAATAGCTGCGCCCTTCAGGATCTGCGTCTCTTCCAAGCGCCCTGTAAAAATTATCTATTACGTTTTCTCGATTAATTACAACAGCCGCAGAAGCATTAAACTCTTGTTGCACCTGCTCTAAGGATTTACCACTAGCTAGTTGTTGCGCCCAGTAGTCAGCCCCTGTAATACCCGTGGCCCCCGGAGTCACATCAGGAGATCGACCTATTGCATCATACATATTAGCAACAGCGGCATACTGCGATGGTGTTATGTTTGGTTTTGTTGTTGTTGGAGTTCCTGTAATGGCTTCACTCGTAACAGGGTTATAGGAAGGAAATGCTGTATATCTTTCAGTAAACCAATCTCGTGCAGATGTCGTAGCTGGAGTACCCGCCGCTGGAGCTTTGCCCATGAGGTAATCTAATGCAGACTGCGAAGTTACCGGGTTTACTGCGGCACGTTGCCTAGTAAAAGAATACGGCGTGATCAGATTAGCAAGCCCTTGATCATTAACCGGCAAAGTTTTGTTTTCTCCTTCTCCGCCGCTATCAAGCAATGCGCCAGCAATACTCCCCACTCCAAAAATCTGGCTTGCACCTTTGAGGATGGTACTTATTTCCAGTTCAGATACGGTACCGTTAGCAAGTCCTTTTATAAGTTTCCCTGCCTCAGTTTCTCCGACTTTTGCAACTAACCGGTCAAATAGCGATGTTGAGCCCGTCGCACCCACACCGGCGTCAATAGCTAACTGACCTCCCGCACCCGCCACCTCATTGGCACCCGTAACCCATCCCGTAGCCTGACCGCTAGTAGCGGTTTCAAGCGCTGACGAAAGAGCATCAGCATAGCTAAGACCAGACCCCGCTAACGCACTAGCCGTATCTGCCGCGAGCAGTGCTTGTTGTTCTGTAAGCCCCGAAGCGATTGCATCTTGATATGCAGAAGTAGCAAACTGAGATGCTTGCCCTTCAACGCCCCCAACAGCATTTGCCGCTAAATCAGTAGTGCCAGTAGTAGCCCCGTCAACAGTTGCCGACGTTAACGTATCCGCGCCTGTATTTAGACCACCGGGATCAAACGAAACAGTGTCTGCCCCTAAATTTAGGGCCGTTGCTGCCTGCGCTGCCGCTGAATCTGCCGCAGCTAGCGCTGCTGCTTGCGTCGCACCAGCCGCAATGGCGCTCTCATACGCAGTCAGTGCCGCCTGAGATGCTACGCCTTCTACTCCAGCAACGGCACTCGCTGCTCCTGCTCCCGCCCCTGCTGCTCCCGCTAATGCATTAAGGCCATACGCTCCGCCCGTTATCAATAAAGGCGCAATCCAGTCTAGGTTCTCGCCAAACCAGCCTTTATGCTCTTCTGCTTTTTGCCACTGAATGTCTTGAAGATTACCTTGCGGGTCGTAAATACCTTCGTAGTATCCGTATTCGCCAGTACCTAGCTTCATCGGGTTTGTGAGCGAAGCGGAATACCCGATAGGGTCTCGCCTGTATTCGGCATTATCCCCTTCCGCATACCAGTACGGATCTCCATAAACATTCCGAACGCCCTGCCCCGTGCTGGTGTAACCAAGAATGTCTCCCGAGGTAAGGCCATCATTTCCCGGCATATCAAACGGAGTCCAGCTAAGCGGCTGGTTCATTGTCTGATTCAACGCAGCAAGACCCTGCTCTCGCGTCATGCCGGGGAGGTTTGCAGAATACGCCGCGTTGACTTGTTCTGGCGTGATTCCGTAATTCCCCGCAGCGGTGATTACGTTTTGGTAGGACGCATTAGGATCACTTGCCAGCAAGTTGGATAACGCGGAATTAACTTCTGCTTGTGTGTAAGCCATGACAAAGTCCTTGTGCGTACCCTGATTTTAATCAGTTAAATCAATAAAGTCGATAACTCCGAACGCATCTCCAGTCGGCGTCGAAGTCAGTGTGCGCACCGCCAGCGTATACACATCGCTAGTCCCAGACAGGTCTACACCAAGTTGTAGGCTGAAGTTATATCCGCTCGGGGTCGTAGACACTGCTCGCCCTTGGGAAGATGAGGCCGCGTAGCTTTGTAGCACCATCGTTCCACCGGAAACGGCAGTCGCAGTTTCGTCGTAGTCCACATGGCTAAACGTCGAGGTATTCCAGCTTGCCCCGGTCAGAGTAGCATTTTTAAACAAGGCCACTTCATAATTCTGTGTAGTGGTCGGGAATACCTGAATACCCTGAATAAGCACCGCCGCGCCCAAGGAATCTGATGCCAGCCGAATTGAAACTACCGGCAAAAAGGTATCAGAAATAGTTGCTAACGCCGTGCTTCTACGGGCAAACTGATTGGCTACCGCTTGCTCATAGCCACCTTCCGAGATTACCGTGGAGCAGATTTGCTTCATTGTTGCGCCGGTAGCCAGCGTATTCGTTGCCTCAATTTCGTAGCGGATCGGCAAAATTGCCGTGGTCATATATACGCCGGTCTGGGAATTGGCGTTTTGGAAGGTGTGGCAAATAATAAACTGCCCGTCAATCACAAAGCCACAGCGCACCGATCCAACCCCAAGCCACTCAAAATCCGTAAACAGAATCTGTGACTTAGACGTATCTAACGTGATCCCGCTGTCCCCGGTCCCGTCCAGCTTATCTCCATTCCAATCGGCCTGATTAACTGTCCGGGCATCACTAGGCGTACCGCTTGTTGCAGTGCGCAAAACAAATGAGTTTATCGACCCATTCTTTTGGAAAAATACCCCGTTATCAGTATTAAAGTAGCCGACCCGCTGGCGCAAGTTGGTCTGAGCATCGGCCATTACAAACGTCGCCAAGACCAGCAAACTTTTACCCGGCTGGTATGGGAACACTCGGTAAGTCTGACGAACCGCCTTTGACCCCGAAGTTGTATCCGCAGCCATCAGCACCGTAGAAGCGTCAGCGTCGAAGGTAATCGCAGCGCCATTTACCGTTGATTCTGCAAACTGCGGGTCTTTCTCATACCGATTTTGGCTATCAAATAGCGTAAACGGGTTGCTGATACGTAAGCGACCAAACGCATCCGCCTCCATGCCGGGGAACGTGACCGGGATTGACGTACTTGTTGCCATGAGCTTCGCCAAAAAATTGTCTAGCTGGTTAAAGTACAGCCGCAGGACGTTATTAAGCGCCTCCTGATACCGGGACTCGTACTGCACCGGAGCCAACGGCAAGTTGGGAGGGACCAACCTGTCAAGAGAAAACTCCGTGGTGACGATTTGTGTAGTCATCTGCGGCCATCAGGACGGATGTCGAACCGGGGTGCGCCAAGCTGCCATGCCGTGTTGACTTGGTTGGACTCAATCTCAAAGATCATCTGACGGCCACGCACCCGTGTATAAATCTGCCCGGTAAACTCTTCGGTGATCGTGTACGTACTGCCTCTGGAGACATTCTTGGACGCCGAGTCAATTTGCCCGGAGCCTGAGTTGTACAGACCCCGCAGAGTCATCGCAACTTTTGGCGCTTCCGCAGACGGCGAATTCGTCGAGTTACTAAACGTCAAGTCAGGCAGCACCCGCCAGACAAACCCGAACTGATGGCCGTCCTGAATGTCGAATTCTGCTGACGAAATGTACGCATTAATTGGGTTGTCGGTACCGTCCGTGTTGTCATTTAGCCCATTTTCATGCTCAAGCAACCGGCCAGTCTGTGTGTCAGGGTCATACAGCGTCGCCAGTGGGTACGACCGAAGTCCGGAATCCAACCACGCACTACGGTTCATAGTCCCGTAGTACCAGACACGCTCTAGGTAGTTATAAACAACATACCGATCCACCACCTGAGATCCGGCGGATGCGTAGAACCACCAGACTTCATTGAACGCTTCGTTTGACCCGCAGTACACAAGCTCGCGTTGGGACAGGTTAAAGTCATTGAACACAAACCGGCGCAGATCACAATTAAGCGTCTGAGTGCGC